CTTAGCGCAGTAGCGGTCACATATCTCCGCGAAGCATACTGTCTTGCCTCCACCTGTTGCGAGCTGAGCAACCACCTTGCGATGGATGCGCAGCTTCGCGGAAATATTGGTGATGAAGCGTTCTTGGTATTCTCTTAGTTGGAGCATCACTCGTAGGTTGAGGTGTAATATTTAAAACCATATTCAAATAATTCTAAACCACTCATTTTATAATTTCCACCTTCAAAATGAGCATGTGATGCTGCTATCATTATCTGCTCTCTTTCCATTTCTTTGGCTTTAATTTTTAATTGTGAAATAGTGATTGCATCCAATCTGCCATGTTCTTTTATGTGGTTTCTGATTTCATCTATTAACCACTCAACTGCTGTTTGCTTGCTCATGAGTACCTATTTTTATATACTTGCTCACCAAGGGGCTTTCCGATGGCTAAATTTCCATTAATTAAATCCTTTGCGCACTGGTTGCAGATATCGATAAGCATCTGCTTCTCGTTTGGCAGCTCAGCATCGCAGAAGTCTGCGATTTCTTTGTAAACGACGGCCATAGAATGAGCATATTGCTCTTCTGATTTGCTTAACCTCTCAGCTCTATCCTTGCAGAACTGTTGTACTTTTTTCAATGGTGTAGATGTCATGAATGTTGTAAGGTTTGAATGTTGTTTTTATTCTTCCAGGTGTACTCCAAACGAACTCAACATACTTCGGATCATCAGCAAGAGTGATGAATACTGTTGCATCATCGAAGTGATTATACATCATCTTAAGATGCTTGAAGTTTGTCTCTATATATATAAAGTCGCGATGCAGGAAGTAATACATCACATTGGTAAAGGAGTAATTCTCAAAGCCCTCTGTGCTCCAAGAACTGCGCAATGAGGTCTTTTGCTTGTTCAATTTCGGTTGCTGTATGTCGGTGAATAAAAAGTTCGCCTTTGAACTTATTTGGCACTCCTATGTAATAGAAGTTTGCAGGATTATATCCAGTCAGGTACGAATACCAGACTGCTTGTATATGGTTGTAGTGCTTAGTCATGTCAGCGGCGAAGCTTCGGAGGTTGGTGCAGGAAGTCGTCTTGATATCTGCATTGATGGAGTACATTGGGCAGTGCAAATCAAGGATGCCCTTTGCTGCCACCTTGCGCCCATCAATCTCAATCTCCTTGATGAAGGTGATTTCTTTAGCGGCCTTCTCGAATATCAAGCGGAGCATTGGATGCTTCATGATGGCATCGTAAATCAGCTTGGCATTGGGAGGCATGTCTTTTGGCTCTGTCTCAAGCAGGTTGCGATGAAACTCTGCTCCCCTTTCGAGAGCACCGGCAGCGTATTGGATGCTGCCAGTGTAGTGCCGTTTTATGCTTGATGCGTTGATGGCTTCGATGCTGTTGTAGATGTCGCGGCTCATATTAATCAGTTCCAGTTACAATTATTATAATTTCATTTTCTGCGATTATTACATTTTGAACAGTCATTAATGTTTCACCATCAGTAAATTCATCATCATAATCAACTCTTACCCAATCTCCTATTCTTGGAACAATTGGTAATTTAACGGAAAGAGTTTTGTCATTATCAGTATTATCTAAAGTCAAACTGTACATCATGACCCTATCTGTCTTACATCGGCCGGAATGAATCCGCTGCCGTTTCCGTGTACAACTTTCATCATGTCAACCTCAACCTTTGCTGAGTTGATTATCACCTGGGCGATGTCTGCAATTGCTTTCGCCTTGTCGAGCTCCATGTCGTTTTCTTTGAGCATCTCGATGATTTCAAATAAGTGATCTCTTAGATCTTCGATTTTATTTCTTGCCATAACTTGTTCAGTGTTTTGATTGTTTGTTGAATTGGTTGAGGGTATTTTGTTATTCTGTTTCGTTCCATGTTTTCCACTTTTGTGATTGCTTCCAGATTATCTATATCGAAATTTGATATGTTTTTATCTCGGAATGTGACTATCATGTGCGGCTCAAGCTTGCCGTGATGCTGCTCGTAGATGTGCCGATGCTTTAGCACCCACTTGCCTGGCTCTTGAATCTTGATGTAGGTGTAGCCATCTTCATCGATGCGCTCTTGATTCACTGAGCGATGGTTGTGTGGCACATGTCCTTTCTTAAACTGCGTTTCTTTGCCGCCAATCTGAAGGCCTTTTTTGCCTTTGTTCCAGGGTACATTGCCCTTTGGGAACTGCGTTGCTTGATTGCCTTTTTGCAGCCTGCCGCTTGCTTCTGTCGCAAGGTATTCGGGAGTCTTATGCAGTTGGAGTGCGTGAGCTTTGGCGTAGCACTGGGCGATTGATTTCCCAGTGATGAATGCCACCTCTTTTGTTGACCGATGCGGATAGTATTCAATCAGCAACTCGGTCTCTTCGAGTGTCCAATTACAGCGACTCATAATATTCGAGGCCTCCTTGCTCCCCTCCGTTTGGCGATGGCTTTGGAAGTCTGTCGGCCATTGCTTGCTGTCCGTCATGATAGCCGTTTGAGTAGGCTTGGATGATTGCTTCTTTTACCTTGGCATGCAGCGTGTCATTGTCGGCTTCTCGCGGATCAATGATGGTGTCCAGGTAGCGAGTGAAGTGATTGAATTCGTTTACAATGTTTTCGAGTGTGTTCATCGGATTGCTTGGGTTTTATGTTCAACTATTTCGATTCCGTTAATTCTGTCGATGTTGGTGATCTCCATCGCCTTTGGAAGCTTGCGGAGAATCTCTTGCATGTCGAACATCTCTGCTCGCATAAGTGTCCAGAGCACTGTTGCCCAATCTACCTCGCCAACTATCTCCGCTTTTTTGGTGATGCGAATGTTCTTGGTGTGGTCAAGTTCGAGTGTTGTTGAGGTTGTTGCATCGGTGAAGTTGGCGAAGATACCTGAGACATCGCTCGTGACTGCTGACTTAAGGGCATCGGCTGCTTCTTGTGCAATCTTCGCATCTGCCACGGCTTTCTTTACTGCAAGCTCATTGGCATATTCTACCATCATCGCCTTGCGCTGATCGATGTAAGCCTTCAGCGGAGCAGTAGCTTCGCGCTCCACATCCATGATTGATTTCTTGTAAGCATCGAGCGGAAGAGTTACCATCTTGCGATTGGTTTCAATGTGCTTGATAGCATCGTTAGCTGCCTTGATGGACTCTGCGCTCATGTCATACGTGAGCTTATCTTCGATGGCGTTTGGTGCTCCTTGGATCATGCTCTGCGCACGTAGTACCTCGTTGGAGTTTAATGCCTTGTAGAAGTCCGAAATGTTCTCTATATTAGCTGCGTTCATAGTGTTGATTTTATGTATGTTTTTAATGAAGGGCGGCTGATTACCGCCCTTTGTTATTTATTAGAACGGGAAGCCGTCATCTTCAGTAGACTCGACCTCAACCTCGGGAGCAAATGCTGCCACTCTCACCATCGGAGCAGGCTTACTAACTCTCGCAATCCACTCGTCAGACATCTTGATTTTATCTTGAATGAACTCGGGCAGCTGAGCAAAGATAGCATCATCATGCTCCTCGGTGTTGTAACACAATGGAGTGTTGAATGCAGGAGGGCAGACTAATCCTTTCGGCACTGGAGAGATTCCAATGATGTTGGCATAGGTCATATCGCCCTTAGTCACATGTGTCAAGTTAACCATGCAAGGCTTGCCAAGTAGCGTGAAGATGTCAAAGTTTCCAGCAATCTCATTGCTCATCTTTTTACCTGCCCAAGATTCGATATCTCTGCGAAGCACTGCTTTCTCGTTCATCGAGAGATTGTAAATGCTGCGAGCATAGAACGGCTTCTCGTCGCCGCCTTCTTCGAAGACATGCGTTTCTGTCGGCAGTTCAAAGATGAATTGCACTTTGCGTTTTTTGCCTGGAAACTGACCAGTTTGCATCGTTGTTCCAAGATCAACGATTTGGTAACATCTTGCCACGAATGCTCCTTCCGGTGCAATTTGGCGGGAGGTGTTATTCCCTGAGGGTGCTTTTAAGCCCATAGTGTAATTAGAATTGATTTATTAATTGATTGAATGATACTTGAGTATTGTGCAGTGTCTTCTGATACATCTTGAAAAACTCACCAACATTTGATGGATGATAAGTGCGAACTGATTCATCCAGACCTTGCTGCATCTCCTTCGAGAATTGGCGAACAAGGATAAGAGAGTTTTTGTCGCATCTCTGAAAGAGCCCTTGGTGACAACCGTCTTGCACAATGGTGAGCATGATGCCAGAAAGGTGATCATAATTAAAGAACTGCGTGCTGTCGTGTGATTTGAAAAAAGTGTTCATGATTGAATGATTTATGATTTATGACTGACTGATTGTTTGACAAATGTACAGCTATATTTTGATTATACAACACCTATCAAAACTATTTACACGGAATTATCCTAACTCGCACATTCTCAGCACGATTATTTTGCAGTCACTCCAACAGCCACCCCAATCAGCATCCCCACTCCCACCTTAAAGGCCGTTGTCTGATGCCACTTCTTCTCCTGCTTAATGTAGATATTCTGCATTCCAACGATGGCCACATTAGGATTGTCGACTCTCATGCGTACCACAGTGTCCTTCTTCTTAAGCAGTCGGTTGATTAACCCAGTGCGCATGGTGTCACCAACAGCATAGGTGAAATTGGCAGGGATCACGAGCGAATCAATCTGCAGCCATCCGTTTCTATTGATCATGCCGCCTATTGTGTACCATTGCGTTTTTTTCATGAATGGCTTTGGCAGTTGGATGTATGGCTTCTTATCAATCATCACCGTATCACCTAGCTTAATCTTCTCCTTGATAATCGTGCGAGTTTCAATCTTAACAATCTCCGATGCGTTCTTGACTTTCACTTCGAGCTCTGCGATTTGCTGCGCCTGTTTGGCTGCATCTGAGCCGCTCTGCGCGATTATCTTCTTCTGTGAGGCGATTACTATGGAGTCCTCATATATCGTATGTCTAAGACGATAATCTGATTGCACATTGTCGCCGCATGATTTTAGCAGTAAGAATAGAAGCACAATAATTGTGATCAAATATACTGCCTCATTGCGTACATACCCCATCTTGAATGAGACGGATGAGTTCTTTTGCTGATTCCCAAAAAAGTCGTTTATCATTGAGCTCTGTTTGAAGGATTTGAAGTGCAACACATACAGGCATCTCACGCTCAATCACATACCAAGCGGCAACCTTAACAAGTCTTATGTCCGCTTCCAGGTCTGTCATCATAGCTCACGAGCTGCTTTTTTTACCAATGCTTTGATGGCATCATCGAGCTTGTTCACTGAGCTGCTGATCATGCCGAGTAGTTCTTTTTTATCAATATCATCTGCCACTTGATGCTGCATAAGCATATTGACTAATCCTGCGATGTTGGTAAGTGGCTGTCTAAGTTCGTGGCTCAGCATAAAGCGGAACTCCTCAAGCAGATTCTTTTGGCGCTCATGCTCATGAGAGCTGATTGAGGTCACATCGACTATTTGGATGCCAACAAAGTGAAGAGTATCATCAATCGCAAAGCAGTTCCAAACATTATATCTATCACTTGCGTTCTTCTGTCTTGTGCGAGCATAGACTCTTGAAGGCTCTGGAGAATGCTTGCGAGCTCGTTCAATGGCCTCAATAAAATCTGCTTTGTCACCTTCGATGCTTATGATGTCCGTAATTTTTGACGGCTTGATATGGCTAACGTAATTCTTAAACAGCTCATTATTCGTGAAGATTTTACCTTCACGATCCGTCACCACATAAAAGAGGTCGATTGATCGTTCTAAGATGAAGAGCGAAGACATGCTGAGAGTTCGCTATAAAGGTTTGACCATGACGACATCGAGCTCCATGCCCATTGCGCTGTTAGGTAGATTGTGAAAGTCAACAGCATGCCCATGATTGGAGCATCCATCGTAGGCTTATACTCGGTGAACTCAGTGCGAGGCTTGATGATAATCTTCGTCTGTTGCTCTGGCTTAACTAGGAATGCAGATGCACTTGGTTGAATGGTATCACTTGCGTATGAATGTTGCATCGGAGTCGGCTGTGGTATTGGCTTATCGACAGGGATCTCGAAAGTTTGCCCCCATTGATTAGTGCAATATGTCTTGCCAAAGATACTGAATTTTGCCATTGATTGATACACTACTTGAGGCTCAAGTTTAATGACATGGTAGTGCGTATGCAGCGTGCATCCAAAACCAAGGATGCAATCTCCATCGAGTGTAGTAATTACTGAGTCTCTGCCGTCATCCATTGTCGTTTGCTTTTGGTATGTATCCTGCGGCCACCATTGCGGCCACAATTGCTGCCAGTGTCTCGGTTGTGATCTGCTTAAAAATTAATGCGAAGACACTCGAGAGAATTACAAGTGATCCAATTGTCGGCCTCCAATGCTTGATGATTATATCAAGCACCTGCCTTGGCTTACTTGGTTTCCTTCTTGTCATGACCCCACATGTGATTAAATACGTAAGATGAATTTAATTTTTCAACAAACTGCTCAAAGCTCAAGTCCATCTCATCAAGCATCACGAATGGCTGTTTCTTATGCTTGATTAGGTAAACTTCGTAGAGCTCTTCCATTATACTACTTTCGTGAAGTATAGTTCCGCTTCTTTTTTTCTTCTTCTTACAAGGCCACGCGATACTTCGCCGCCTGCTCTGTTCCACTTTGCGAATTCCGCTGCAATCTTTGGGTCGTTTGGGTTTGCTTTTACAAACCTTAACAGCTGCGACTTAGCTAAGTTGCCTGCGCCAAGGTTGAAGCAGAAACTTACAAGGGCATCGAACTGATTTTGATTTACCTTGGTTGTGTTAAGCAGTCCAATTACGCTGCCCTCAAACTCTTTAACATGATCCTTAAGAAGCTGCGTTGCATGGTCTCTTGTGATGGTCTGCCCAAGCTTAACCTTGCTGCCATCAGAATAGTATGTAGCGCCGTAGCCGATGGTCGGCACTCCTGCCGAGCATAGGTATGATGTGAGGCGCAAGCCTTCGAACTCTTGTATGAGTCGAATGCCGTTGTCAGATAGCCTCATATCTTATAAATTGCAGTGAGGTATAGAACTCCACTAAAATCTGCAGCTCCAGTTCCAATGCTGTTGATGTTGATTGTTGCTTTTAAAGCATTATCAACAATAGTTTTATTGAATGTATTTGGATCACCTTCGGATATTGTCAATTGAAAACTATGAAAATCACTTGAAAAATTATTTACTTTTTCAGGGAAGTCAATATCAAACTGCCCATTTTGGTCAGCACCTACACCAGTTGCTTCAAGTGTAAAATTAATCTTGCAACCAAAATTAATGGTATCTCCAATTTTTGTATAAACACCTTCATTTGATACTGTTGAAAACATTCCAGTAATAGAAGTCAATGTTGGTGTAAATGTATCACTTATAATATCAAGTGCAGCACTTAAGTTCCCTAGTTCAACCTTCTTGCTTGTGCCTTCTGGACTTTCGGATGTGTCGCTGACATCTACGATATATAATAAATCATCACTTGCCGCTGTGCCAAGTGGTGTCAAGTCTGTAATTTTTACTCCTGCCATGATGTTAGTTGTTTAAGATGTAATTAACTGCCTTTGTTGAGTTGGTGAACTTAGTTGCATTGATTGTAAACTGATTCACGTTGATTAGAAACACGCCAACGTTTGTGCCTAGGTGCAAGGTGTTGTCATCAACTACCTCGCATGATTCTACATTGGATGCAATCGCACCAATAACGGAAGTGTAGAAGGTCACATAGCCGCCTTCAAGTGTTATGTCTATCATATAATTGTCATTGATATTAGTGAGATTAAAGAAGAGTCCAATGCAGAGCTGTTTTGCACAGCTCCAATGATGTACTGGTCAACTGTCCAATTAACTGCGATTGCAGCAAAACCACTATTTGCAAAGTCAGTTGCAAGTGATGTTGAACCAGTTAGCATCTCTGTATTGGTAGTGGCATTTTTTACCGCTGCCGTTCTTATCATTTGCTGACCAATTGCTTGTACAGCACCGCCTACATAAGTTCCTAAAAGTATTGGAGTGCCACTTAAGTTGTTTGTAGTGTTGGCATATATTCGGATGGTATATGATTGATTCGCTCCTGTCTTGCGGCCTCTTAATTTAAACTCAAGCACATTGCCGGCAGCTATTGTGTTGGCAGGTACAAGCACCGATTGACTGAAGGTGTTTGTGATTCCACTGGAAGCAGCTCCATCAGTTGTGCTTTTAAAAACTGTTATACCGGCAGCGCCGCTATACTGCGGAATGTTCAATGTTGATCCTACCAATGTCGCTGCCCCACTTGATCCTGTTGTGGTCAATGTGATAGCATTTTGCTTGGCGTTCCATGTTGCAGCTGAAGCAATGCGACTATCTGCCAATGTACCGCTCCATCCCAATGTCAGTGATGTTGCTGCAAGTAGTGATGTCGATGGACTTCCTCCAAGTGTTAGAGTAACATTGGTGTCATCCGTCTTGGTTAGTGCCGCAGGATTGATTGCATTTTGCTTGCCGTTGAATGTAGTCCAATCAGCTGAGCTCAATGCTCCTCTGTTGCTTGCGCTTGCCGTTGGCAGGTTAAAAGTATGGGTATCTGTTACGGAGTTGATGCCGAAATCCGTGCCAGCCGTCCCCGTTGCAAAGTTCTGCACTTGAGCAGTCAAGCCGTTTAGTGCGTTTAGCCCTGTGGTGAAGGTTGTAATGACTTGGCAAAGGTTGTTATCTTCCGTGTGCAGCGTAATGTTGCGCCCCGATGTGGTTACGAAAATGCGTATTGCGAGCCTATCTGTTGCAAGTAGCACTGTGCTTGGTACTGCAAGCGCACTAACGTATAAATCGACCACCGTGCCCCCTGTAATAGCTTCGGGATTTGTAGCCCCTGAAGAGATGAGCGTAAAGGTTGCGCCATCGTACTTGTACAATTCAATGTAGAAGCTCGGATTGCCACCGCCACTCGAAGCATTAAAGTAGGTTTCAAAGTTCCAATTGCCTGAAGGGATTGCCAAAAGATTCGGGTCGCCTGCATCGGTAATGAATTGAGCAATGTAGCCATTGCCCTGCGCGTTTGTTCGCGTGAAGTTCGTACCACCACCAAGCACTGGCACGCGGCTCATTTCATAGTAAGCATTGCCGCCTATTGTACCCTGACTAATTGAGCCGTTGAGGTAATAGTTAACCGATGCGCCACCACCGCCTCCAAGCGGAAAGTTGGCCAAAGAGCCATCGCCGCGCACGTACTGGCTAACAACTCCGTTGGCTGTTATATCCACGCTCGGCGTAGTGGTATTATTCGGCACGTTAACGCTGAACGCTGGGTTAGTCGGAGTTGGCACGGTTGCCGCTACCGATGTAACCGTACCATTGGTCAAAGTTGGAAACGGCGTAGGCGTTCCAGTTCCATCGAGATAGTCGGAAGCAGTGCCTGTTGGCACATCAAACTTATTTGCAAAGCTCGTGAAATCCGCTGAGGTCAAGTAGCCGTCATCGAATAAGTTGGCAGGCTGAATCGATATGTCGGGCGTTGCCCCACCGCTTGAGAATATCGGCGAGGTTGCCGTTACTGCTGTAACGCCCCCAACGCTTACCACAGCCCAAACGGCCGCACCAATTGTGGCATCCGAGCAAAGGTAGACCGTGCCATCGTCTAAACTCCATCGAGAGCCTATAACAAAGCCCTTGGTTGAATCATCTGTGGGCTGTGGCACGAACGTGAAATTGTGCGTTACATCGCGAATAGTGAAGCCGTCTTGCTCCATGTAGTACAACCGCCCTGCTTCCCACTTCAGCTCGTAGCTGATTGAGCATATTTGTGATGTACCCTTTGCTCCGCCGTTGCCTGCATCGGTTGTACCCTTGCGGAAGAAAGCACCATTATCAAATGAAAGCCCTGCATTTGCAATAAAGTCAATGTCATTGGTTGTGCTGTTGCCTAAGTCGGTTACTTCCTGCAATGTTCCCACTGCTCCGCCGCCGCTTGGTATGTTTACCTCAACCACGCCAGGCGAAGTCAGCGATGCCGTCACTCCTGCTCCTGTGAAGTTTAATGTAGTTGCAATCGGTGTCACCTCATCGCCTTCATCCTCCACCGATATCGCACCGCCTTCGCCACCAACTGCCACCAATGGATCTGCCGGTGTTCCGTTTCCTGTGATGGTAACTCCATCAACAGCAACCTCAGTCAAGCATGGCGTGCAAACAGGAAGATCTGGAAGCGGAATGTCGCCTGTTGCACAAATATCATAGCAGCCTTCCTCTGTTGTTGTGATCACTTGCACATCCATGTCAACAGATACGCAAGCCCATTCGTAGTTCGCTGTTAATGTCTTAATTTCGTTAGTGTAACCAGTTGGTACAACCTCGTAGTTGATCACTCCAATGCTCTGCTTGAATAGTGGATCAGTTCCCGATGTCAGCTTGTAAACTCTTGAAGCAAGCCAATCCTGTGCATCCTCCGCATCGCAAGGCAGATGGCTCTTGCGCACGATGGCGTAAGCAGTCAGCGGAAAGCTTGTAACATACAACTGCTTGCAGCCGCTCATTCGATAAGCATCAGTCTTAGCAACTGTCACCTTGCCTCTCTTAGCCCAGAACAGCGTGCCGTTCTTTGCATCGAAGTTGGTAACTACTTCCGCTTGACCATTGCCAATGTAATGCACCCAAGCTTTGTCATTGCCGTTCACGTTAAGCTCGCAGAGATTAAATTGCTTGTCGAATATATTGGCAACCTCAACACGTTGGTTGAGCCTTTCGATTATGGTCTTAAGTAGATTCATGGTTTGCTTATCTGATTTGATATTTGCTCAACTAACAACTCCGCATGAAGCTGAAGCATTGCATCTTGTTCCTCTTTTG